CCACAAAAATGCCCCGGCGGAAAATTTGCCCGGAGGTTGCCTCAGTTGGGGGCGTCGGGAACTCGGTAGGCCTCAGCCCCCCGGAGCCTGTCAGAGCTTTCAACCCCTCGAAAGCTTCCGAAAAGTACCGACGTTCCCTACTGAAGTCACCTACGAGCAGGCAAAAGTAGATAACTAGTTCTTAGAAGTGGGGGTGATCTACATGGCCAAGTCTCGTGATGGACAAGAACCTGCCCGTCGGAACCGTCCACCGGCCACAACACCCGAAGCTCGAGAGAATCAACTGGTTTCGCTCGCCGTTTCGCTCGCTGAAGAGCAATTGCGTAAAGGAACAGCCTCATCTCAGGTAATTACTCATTACCTGAAGCTTGGAACGACTCGCGAATCCCTTGAACAAGAAAAACTCCGGGGAGAAAACGAGCTCCTTAAAGCCAAGGTGGAATCTCTCGCTTCGCAAGGTCGTATCGAGGAGCTTTACAACAAGGCGCTCAAGGCTATGCGGACCTACATGGGAAGTCCGGACGAAGATGACGCCGAGGATCAGATGTTACACAGACCTTCGCCGTATTCGCGACTTCAAAGAGCGATATGAGTACCTCAAGTTGCGATCTGAAGTTGGCGTGGCGACATTCGGATTCGAGCGTTACCTGAACCAGCGATTCTACACATCGGTTCAGTGGCGAACAGTTCGAAACGAAGTAATAGCAAGAGACAATGGATGTGATCTCGGATTCAGAGATCATGAGATCTACGATCGAGTCATCATTCATCACATGAATCCGATGACGGTTCAAAGTCTTACGCACGGTGACGAGGCGATCCTAGATCCTGAGTTTCTGATCAGCGTCACACACGGAACACATAACGCGATCCACTACGGAGACGCGAATCTTCTAGTCAAGCCGCTGATCGCCAGGCGTCCAGGCGACACAAAACTTTGGTAAGGGAGGTACACCGTGGGTCGCACTATGTGGGACGGTATCAGGCAAGACGCAAAGGCTATCGCCAGGTTGATAAAGCCAGGCGATTTGGTTGCGTACTACATCGACGGTCTTTACGCCTGGACTTCAGCTGAGATCACCTTGTTCCCGCACAATGAGCACGTAACGATCACAGTCTTCGGCTATCCGGCCGACGCTGCCGACGCCGAAACTGGCGACATGACCCCAGAGTCTGCCGCTGAATGGGTCGTACGTCAGAAGACTGCCGGTTACTGGCGTCCGACGATTTACCGAAGCCTCAGCGTCATGGACGACATCCGGAGGACCACCGGCGCTCTTGTCATGGGCACGGACTGGGACTCGTGGGTCGCTGACTACGACAACAAGACGGAATCCGTCTATCCGGGTTCCGCGGTCAAGCAGTTCCGCAACGCATCTGACTTCGATGAGAACGAAGTCTACGATGACGGCTGGCCGCACCGGACAACGCATGTTGTCGCGCCCATCACGAGCCCCAAGTGGCCGGCTGGTGCCCTTCTTCAGTTCGGAAATCGCGGTAACGCTGTCGAGGCCATGCAAAAGGCTCTCAGCGGATCCGGAATTCGCGGTGTACGGGGCATCGGAGTCGACGGTAACTTCGGTGGTCAGACACTCATCTCGGTCAAGAACTTCCAGGCCGCAGAGAACCTGATCATCGACGGTAAGGCCGGAAATCAGACCAGGAACGCTCTTATCCACCTTGGTTTCCTGAACAGCGCCGGCCAGGCGACGGACTAGCGGGTTTCTGTGGCTTTCAACTCGCAAAGTATCCTTGACTCGACAAAGAAGCTCTTGGGTCTCGAATTCGACTATACAGACTTCGATGCCGACGTCACGATGCACATTAACAGCGCTTTCGGGGCTCTCCAGCAGATGGGGGTTGGCCCGGTAGACGTTTATTCGATCACGGACAACACGCAAACGTGGTCGAATTTCTCGGCGGACATTGACAAGCTAGCTCTTGTCAAGTCATATATTTACCAGAAAGTCCGCCTCATGTTCGACCCGCCGGCCACGTCTTTCGGGATCATAGCTCTTGAAAAAGTGATCACGGAGTTCGAATTTCGGCTCAGCGTGATGGGCGAAGCACTTGCACCGCCCAGCGACCCTTTCGCTAACGCTTAGATTGGAGGAAAGTGGCCGATCCTACGGCAGCACAGCGCAGGACACTCGCTCAGATGCATATCGCGATGCCTGACGGGAAATATTACGTCAGAAATGCTGATGATCTGGACAGTGCGATCATCCTGGCTGGCAAGGCTGGCGATAACGCTCCTGCTGTTCGCAAGCACATCATGGCGCGTGCTTCGGCGCTGAAGCTGTCGAGCAAGATCCCGGATACCTGGAATTCGGATGGCACTCTCAAGGTTGCGCACGAACTTGCCGACGATGTTGACGAATTCTTCGCGCATTTCGGCGTCAAGGGCATGAAGTGGGGTGTCCGCCGAGGCCGATCGGGAGCGTCAGAAGGACCGGTTTCTACCGACGCAGCCAAAGCTCACGATCTGAAGACTCAAGTCAAGACGAGCGGTACCAAGTCGCTCAATAACGACGAACTTCAGCATCTGGTGACGCGATTGAATCTTGAGCAACAGTATGGGAAGCTCACAGATTCACCGAACGCATTCTCCCAAGGGCATAACTTCGTGAAGACCACCGTCTCGGTTGGCAAGCTCGGAGTCGATGCTTATAAGACCGGCAACGAGATCAAGAAGATCGTAGACGGCCTCAGTACCGCCAAGAAGTAACACCAACCCGTCAGTCCTGCTTGCAAGCCGGCTTAGCAAGAAAGGAGGTCAGCGATGACCTTGTCGAACACGGCGACGCCTAAGTATTACGGCGAATTCCGTGCGGCCGTCCTCCGTGGGGATATTCCGGTTAACCGGGAAGTCTCGCTTCAGATGAACCGAATCGACGATCTCATCGCTGACCCAAATTTCTACTACGACGATGCTGCGATCGATGGTTTCATCAAGTACTGTGAGTGCGAGCTAACTCTCACAGACGGAAGTGACTTCTACCTGCTAGACAGTTTCAAATTGTGGGCGGAAGATCTTCTAGCGTGGTTTTATTTCGTTGAACGTAGTGTTTATCAGCCTAATGCTGACGGGCACGGCGGCCATTACGTTCGAAAAGTTATAAAGAAGAGGCTCCGCCACAAGCAGTACCTGATTGTCGCTCGTGGTGCAGCCAAGTCAATGTACGCTGAGTGCATTCAAGCGTATTTCCTTAACGTTGACACGTCGACGACTCACCAAATCACGACTGCTCCGACAATGAAGCAGGCCGAAGAGGTGATGTCGCCTTTCAGGACATCTATTACACGCGCGCGAGGTCCTCTGTTCCAATTCTTGACCGAAGGCTCACTTCAAAACACCACAGGCTCTAGAGCCAACCGAGTGAAGCTGGCTTCGACCAAGAAAGGAATCGAAAACTTCCTCACGGGATCGATTCTTGAAGTCAGGCCTATGGCCATTAACAAACTACAGGGTCTTCGTCCTAAGGTGTCGACAGTGGACGAGTGGTTGTCGGGTGATCTTCGGGAAGATGTCATCGGCGCCATTGAACAGGGCGCATCGAAGCTCGAAGATTACGTGATCGTTGCCGCCAGTTCTGAGGGAACTGTTCGAAATGGCTCTGGCGATACAATCAAGCTAGAACTCGCTGACATCCTCAAGGGCGAGTACATTAACCCGCATGTTTCGATCTGGCATTACAAGCTAGACGAGCTAGAAGAAGTCGCCAATCCGGAAATGTGGCCGAAGGCGAACCCGAATCTTGGCAAGACCATCTCGTATGAGACCTATCAGCTAGACGTAGAGCGAGCGGAAAAAGCTCCGTCGACTCGTAACGATATTCTGGCCAAGCGATTCGGAATCCCGATGGAAGGGTTCACGTACTTCTTCACTTACGAAGAGACAATGCCTCATCGCAGACGCGAATTCTGGCGTATGCCTTGTTCTATGGGCGCTGACCTCTCACAAGGTGATGACTTTACGGCCTTTACGTTCTTGTTCCCGCTTTCCAACGAAACATTCGGCGTCAAGACTCGAAGCTATATTTCCAGCCTGACTCTTCTTCGGCTGCCAGGTGCAATGCGCCAGAAGTATGACGAGTTCATCAACGAAGGCAGTCTTCACGTGCTCGAGGGTACAGTTCTCGACATGATGGAGGTTTATGATGACCTCGAGCGATTTACTCAGGCCAACGAGTACGATGTTCGTGCATTCGGCTATGACCCCTACAACGCTAAGGAATTCGTCAAGCGCTGGGAGTCTGAAAACGGGCCATTCGGCATCGAGAAAGTTATTCAGGGAGCGCGAACCGAATCTGTGCCGCTTGGTGAGCTTAAGAAGCTCTCAGAAGAGCGGGCACTCATATTCGACCAGGCTCTGATGAGTTTCGCGATGGGAAACTCGATTACAGTCGAAGACACGAACGGGAATCGGAAGCTTCTGAAGAAGCGTCAAGAGCAGAAAATCGACAACGTAGCCGCAATGATGGACGCGTACATAGCGTACAAGCTCAATAAAGACTCGTTCGAATAGGAAAGGGGGTGACGTATTGGGTAGTTTCACGGATCGCATTAAACATGCCTGGAACGCGTTCGTCTGGAAG